GTCGTGGGAATCGGCTTCGCCACTGAAAAAATTAGACTACAAGGCGAAGCCTCTTTTATATTGCGTGTCCCCGCTTCTCTGATCGCATTTAGGGTATAACTAGAAAACTTACAAACGAAAAATAAAAACATAAGTAAAAACTAGCCTTCCTGTTGCGAACAGAACGCTACCCCTTAAAGAGGGATAGCGTAAAAAGGTGCACCGACGAATCTCATAAAGGTAAAATCTTCGCCGGCAGATAGCTCCACAAAGCAATGTGCTGTAAAAGCTGTTGTACCAACATGGTCCAACTTCCACATATACTTCTGGTGCCAATATTCATCCATTTCTCCTTCAGTATACACTGAACTTCCAAAACTGTCGGAAGAACTAAAGGAAAATAAATTATTGGAATAATAGGGCATTTCAAATTCAATGCCACCATTAGTTTGAGGTAGAGTTACATAACTACCATTAAAATGCGAGTAAGCATATTCAGTACTCGTAGATGGGTTCGAAATGTCGTGATTCTTGCTTTCAGCTTCTAAAGAAGCTGAAAAGCATGTATACGACTTCGCGTCTTGATCAGTTACGATTCTCATACGGTGTCTCATAGAACCTCTAACACCCATATAAGCATATGGCAAATACGTAAACAAACCTAAATACTTTGTATTGTCATTTTCTCCGTACTTCGGATCAGCAGACACTATAATTGGTAGTTTACCATATACAGCAACATGTGGTGTGGCAGGCAAGTCAACGGAATGTCCATGATACGCTTGGTAGCGTTTAAGCAATGCCCGAAGACTAACAATCTGCTCTCCATACACATATTGCGTGATGTTGTCTCCACTCGAGGACATAGGATTCAAATTAAAACACGTATATCCTCGAGTAGAGCCAACTCCATTATTTGATTCTCCCACCATCACACGGCACCCAGGAAGGTGATCTGTTGTGGGATAAGCAAACTGCATGTCACTACCACTAACGTAAATATTAATATAAACGTCAGATGCATCAGGAGACTGCAAAGTAGTAAATGCAAACAAACTGAAAAAACCATTTGCGTAACCTGGGACTGTTGCGGGTAAAAGCCCAGCAATGTCAAGTAACTCAGGTATGGAATAATCAGCTGTTACAGTTGTTGGATAAGTGTCCATAAATGGCTCAGGTTGTGAATACTCAACACAAAATTCAACATCTTGTGTCTCTTTAATATCTATGATCTTAATATAATTCTTGTTAAGATCATATCCTGTAGCCATTAATTCATAGTGGTAAACATTTGGTTCAAACAAAATACCAAGTTTTCCACGATGAAGTGAAGAACACACAATTTCTAACCGAAAATTGATAGTTCCTCTCCATTTTTCAAAACAAGCTGCAACAAAACCCATAGGTGTAGGTTGAACCCATTTCTGTTCAACATAATCACTGTAGCTTGAAATTTGAGGATGGACAAAATATGTGAGAAAAGGCACCATAGGCGTACACGTATCCGCCCAAGCAACTGTTTGGACTAACGTCTGAATACCACATAAATAAGCGATGGACAATTCATCCTCATCAACACCACAAACACGTGGGTCAACAACCAGTTCTTGTTTGGGATCCCATGAAACTTTTTCTGCAGAATCTCGCCCTATAAAATGTGCCGTATTGGCATATGGCTTATTTCTAACATATCGAATATTGTCCATTTGCATAAGAGGTTTAGACCAGCCAAAAAGAACGGCAAGTTGCTGAACCCCTTTGAAAATAATGGAACTCGCCTTTGCAAAAGGTGTAAAAGTTGGAATAATGGAAAGTGCATCAGAAACACCAATCATAGCACTTGCTATTCTCTGAACAGGTCCTGTTCTTCTCTCATCCCCAGACTCTGTTGATAATTCCACAAGAGTAGCTGTAGGAGGACCTAATTCAACATTTTCCATCCAAGCTAACAATTGAAAACCTACATCAGATGGTGAGGTACCAATTGCTTTAATATCATTAATAGAATAAATGTACAACTGACCTGCTGCATACAAATCGTAATAAGGCGTAGAAGCTGCTAAAGCAGATGTGGAGTTATTATACAATCTAAACATACCTTTTGGAGAAATAAAAGGAAACTTCATTTCAATAGGCAAATTTTCTCCAACATCCGCAACAACAGCACCCCTCTGTTGCGACAACCAGCAAAGCATGTTTGGTCTAAAAGAATTCATATTCTCTGTTGTAAGTTGAACATGGGCAATAAGTGTTTGGTTTGCATTTGGATAAGGCACATAGGATAACAAAACCTTTCCATAGTGCCATTGTGTTCCTGAAAAAGTTACACGAACACACATATCCCCACGCAAAAAAGCGTAATTCTTCAACTTTGCTCTAACAGAAGGAGTAGAGGTATACTTACTCCAAATACGCTGAGAAAGCGTGACATTGGAACCAACAGGCAAAGAAGTGGAATAAATCTCAACGGGTCTAGAAAAGAAACTTGAGACAGACAATAAATTGTCTTCACCCATTGACGGATACAAAACATATCCACAGGAAGTAGATTCTATAGGATTACCTACTACATCTGTAAAATTTTCTTCCGTCACAATATCTAATTCTTTAATTTCACCTTGAGATGAATCTAAAACATTAGCCTCAGAAGAATATGAAACCAATTTTCTCTTCTTTGACTTCAAAACATCGATTGTCAAGAGAGCATCAACTCTCTTATTCCACAACTTCAACGCTGTGTCAGACAAACGACCACTATTTATACCACGATGTATTTGTTCTTCAACATCGTCAGCATTAATGTCAATTTTCAACTCTTCAAGTTGAGCTTCAACATCAAGTAGTCTGTGTCTCTGTCGTAAAATCATCTGATCAATCTGTGCTAACAATAATTCTTGACTTGCAAACGAATTTAAGATCTCAAAGCCCGTTCAGTCTCTGAGAAATGTATGGGCACATGGCTATATTAAGAGCGACATTAACTCTTTGCCCGATATCAGACAGGAATCAACCAGCCCAAGTATCATCCAGACTCCGAGCGGGCATTGCTATATACATATGTACAAGTTTGGTGTTACATCTAGAAACCAAGTTTAGCCGCAACAGCAGCATAACTCGGTAACTCGATGTCTTCACCAAACACAGACCACAATACAGACATCAACCATATCCTAAATGTCTCATATTGCGATACTGTTTCACAATGAAACAATGCTTCCCAACAAACAGAAGTTAACATTGATTCACACTGCTCTTCCTGAGTAACAGCACTTGATGGTAACATCCAATAACATGTCTTCCAAATCGAAGACAACGCCAGAGGAGCAACAACTCGATTAAAAATAGGACTGTAAGTAAACTTCCTTTTAAGAAAACTAACATCAGTCAACTTCAAGAAAGGCTGAAATTCCTTACCCTTAAGAGCTGTTGTATATTCCATACCAAATAACTTTTCGCATAAATGCGCATAAACTACATTATTGAAAAGATGTCTGACTGGAAACTTCACCCCCGCAATGACATCATCACCGTATGTAAGAGGAAGAACATATTCAAAAAAATCAGCTCCCTCCAACTCAGGTATAGAACACCATGCATAAACAAGCATAAACAATCCCCGAATCGAATTGTTTTCCGCCGTTGCATATTTACCACTGGGTTGCAATCCACCACGCGAAAAAACATCAGTTAACATAGTAACCACAGGAAAAGCGTCATCAGACATTAATCCCATAGTCATTTTCAAAGCCATCTCTGAATATCCAAAATGTTTCAAAACATTATAAACAATTGTATTAACAGATCTAGCTATCTCAACTGGCATGGTAAGATCAAAACCACCATAGTCTCCTTCCATAGTGTCTTCAACCTCCTTCAAATCCCCGGTACGTAACATATCTAACCAATTATCACCATCACAATAATCTAAAAACTTTCTGAAACGCTTAAAGATACGGTGAGACGACGTATAAATGTTTATACCAACTGCTGTGCAAAACAAATTATTGAATTCACACAACAGGGAATAAAAAGGAGATAGTAACATCCTATTATAAACAAGCTGGTGCAACGGAGACATATAAAAAGCTCTTGTATTACCAGCATCAACTTTGGATTGTGCTCGAGGCTCATCCTTTAACTGAGCGGAAACAATTGACATATCCATCTCAGAAACCTTATAAGCCTCAATCAACTTCCTCATATTTGCCCGAAGTTCCAAACTCGGCTCACGAATCGTTTCACCAACCAAGGGCATATGTTCCTTTTTCAATCCAGACAAACCCCATCCACATGAGGTTGATGAATTAATTCTACTTATAAACGGGTCATTTTCAACACCATTTATTGCATCCGTCATGGAAAGAGGACTTATTGAAACCACTCCTCGCTTTTCCAACCCTTTAACAAACCTATCAGTCAAAATATCAATTACTCTCGCACAAATATTAGGGTCAAGAGGCGGTGGTGCTACATTCATCTTCTTCAAAACACGATTATAAGGTGATTGATAAACACCATCAACAACACGAGGTTGCATCAATGGTTTATTAAACTTATCACCATCGGCTAATTGAAAGTTAAAAGTTTCACAAAGTTTTTCCACAACTTCATCAGCATACGGAGTCTTCCGAAGCTTTGAAGTTTTACTCAACAAAATATTTTCATTCTTAAATCTTCCATAACCTGTCAATTGGTGCAACTCCTCGTACCGAAATGGACTTTTGCGAGAATAAACTTCTCGTTCCTGTCCTATATTTCCTTCTGAAAAAAGCTCAATATAAGGAGACAAATTCATGGCACCTTCGAATGCTTTAGTAAAAAGATCGTAGTCTACAGGAATCGCAATGCACGAAGGATCATCATTTCCACCAGCAGCATGAATTCCAACAACAGCTGAACCTTTGTCAACCTGAACAATCAAAGGTAAACCACACATACCTAACCCATGTTCACATTCATAAACCCATGGATCAGTAACAACATATGGATAATAATCGTTCTTTATTGAAAAAGAACCAGAATCCCGATGTGTTCTGAAAGCCTGTTTTTCTATCAAACCATAACCCTTACGTATTTTCGACCGCAGAGAATGTTTGTAAACTGAGGCATTAAAACTGATCTTACCCGTATCAAACGCAATTAAATCAGTTGTAAACTCAAAACACTTATCCATTCTAATGTGCAAAGTAGTATAACCTTTGTCCAACTCATTCCAGCCAACATTTGGATAAACATCAACATAAAACTCTTTCAAACCCAGAGTTGCATGTTTATTCATGCACGCCACGCTACCTTTAATGCCTAATAGGTGTTGTGTGCAAACTACAGAAGGATCAGTTATATGTCTAACTCGTACAAAACGAACATTAGCACCAATAGTTTTTCTCAACTCAACTGGTGTAGACGAATTCATAGATCCTCTATCTTTTGTAATCAATTGGTTATAAACCATTTGATTGTTCGTTAGACGCACACGCTGATAACCATCAGCTTTAATTTCCTCTTCAATCTGTTTCAAAGCTTCATCATGTACACTTTTATTAACAAATTCAGTACGCTTGCCCTCAGCAATGTACTCCTTTTGATTCCATTGTTTAACCAATTCACGCATGGCAACAATTGAACAAACCAAAGCACTTATTTTCATATAGGTATATGGTGTAGGTGCAATATCACGTGCAACAAAGCCAAAATATGTAGTCACACGATTGAAAGCCATAGTGCGAACCATACGCCATATGGGAGCCAAAGGCGCCCATAACAAATACTTATTGATTTCCTCGGTTCGTTTTGCCAAAAACAAGAAAAACAAAAATAAAACTGTCCTACCAGAAAACAGAACAGCCAGCAAAATTCGAACTAAAGAATATGCAGAAGGACCAAAAAGAATCAAAATAATAGCTGTAAACCAATTACCCAACCACAAAGACAAGCAACTGTGTAAAAACAGTTTCCAATATTTTTCACAAAACTCAACATATTTATCCGGTTTTCTCTTTTGTCCTTTTAAATTCTCGTTCGCTTCTGAGAACATGTCTACATCACAAGAACTAACAGATTTGTTTTCTGCTGGAACACCCAGCTCATTACAAATGTTATCATATTCATTCTTGTTGTCTTCAACTAACAAATCAGTCATACGTTCTAGAAGCTTAAATTCATCATCATCAGAAGTTAAATCAGATTCATATCCATCAAGATACTTTTCAGCTCTCTTGAATTCAACTTCTAATTCATTATCTTTGTATTCTCTTTCCTCTTTAGGAACATAAGAAGTAAGCTTCGAAACATCAGGTATTAAATCTGAATGATAATCCACATTATTGTTTGACAACAAGTCAAATTTAACATTACACTTGTCATCAATAACAACATATTCAAGATTTTTCTCATCCAAATCAACCTTGCCAGGAATGTATCCGCCTTCAACTGCACCTACTAATTCATCAAGAAAAGTAAAATCAGTCAAACGACTCACTCGACTTTGTTCCACAATAAACGCTTGCATATGTTTATATACAATAGGAATATAAACATCAAGTGGAACATCTTGACAAAGAACTTTCGGTAAAGCATCATTACCTCGAGCAGTAAAAGTAGTAAATGTGAATAAATATCTATCCAACATATTACCTCCTGCTTTCCATGATTTCTGAGCATCCAACGAAGTTCCTCCGTCAATACAAAATTCAGGTTTTACTCTAACAACAGTTTGAGCAAATCTACGATAAAACGCCGCCTTACAAAAAGCACGATACTTAATGTGCATATCTTTATTGTTTGTATCAACAACAATATATTCAGGACAAGCCCAAACTTTGCCTTTATCTTCAAAAGCCATTGGACACATAAAAGGAAGAGAATCTGCAATTGAATTTAATTCTATAAATACCTCGCTAGGCATTATCTTTGCATGTTCTTCAGATTCATTTCCAATCTCTGAATAGTGCAATAAGGGATGACTCAAAGGATTATAACCGTCCATGAATTTACTAGTCCGGCTACGTGAATGCATGTGAGTAGGATCATATTTCCTACCTTTAGCACGCGACCACATCTCATTGTGTAAATGTACTAAATTACTCTTTCCAATACCTGCACATCCCGCTATAACAACACCATAAGGCTGTGGTCTACGTCCTCCAAGAATTTTCTCATTGAGATTAATAACCATACCCTCAAGTTTTTGTAATTTCTCTTTCAAAGCATTTGACTTGACATCCTTTTTGTCATAATGTTTTTTAAGATGTTTGCCAGTTTCTATCAAACGCTGAACATCAACACGCTGTTGACGTTCACATTTTTTACCAGCAACTGGTAATCCGTCATAAGTACGACTCTCATACCAAATGACTTTGTCAACATCTTCTAACCATGCAACCATAGGGTCCTCCTTAAACAAATAGTCATTGAGAGGAACACCAGACATATATGCATTGGCAATACAAAACATTCTTGAAACAAGACCCAACAAAGAGTCGAAAATTTCCAAAATAGACATGCGCGGTGGCTTACCAACTAAATCATATAATTTTTTCCGATGAATTTTTGGCAACCACCTAGTTGCAGCCAACGTAACAAAAAACTTCTGAAACATCTCAGCAAAAGTTGACGACATATACTTCTTAAAGAAGGTATGAAAACTTACAACACCTTCTGAAGCTTTTTTAACATAATCACCAGGTTTAGCTTCTGATTGATAACCTTCATGCAAAACATCGGGTTGAGGATCCAGGTAAACTGTACCATCCTGTACAGCTTCTTTCTTTTCCTCTCTTCCATCAACAATTATATCGGCTTGTTCAAACTCTTTTGACATTTCATGAACAAGTTCAACAGCTGCTTCGGATATTTCTTTTGTAACTTCAATTCCTCCAGCAAGCATAAACTGTGAAAAAGCAGCCAATAAATCCATCGTCGACCTACTACGACAGACCTGATATAAATAACAAACTAATGAAATTGTCATTTTTACACAATCTGCAGCTTCATCACCACATTTTTTACGCAACTCATCTAAAGGATGTAACAAAAAATCCAATCCCAACAGATTAAAACTACCTACAAACGCCAAAGCAAAAGGCGCTAAACCAAAAGCAGCCTTAGATAAAACTTCTCCAGGTTTAGCCTCTGATTCAAACTTAACCAATTTCAATTTTAACTTTGATTCAATAGATTTGTAAATCCTATCAAAGTTTTCTTTTCTAACGTAAAAAGGTTTTCCTGTAATACCTTTAAGCTGTATTTTTGCGTCGGAACGAACAACTAAACCACGTTCCAATCTGGAACGAGCGGACCTGTTGAACTTTTGAATGTCAACTAACTCTTCTCGTGTCAAAACAACTTTCTCTTTTTTAGGATGTTTTCGTTCAACAAAATTTTCCATTGTGACAATACCCACACGAGTCATATCCTCGTACATATCATCATATCTTAAAACCTCTGAAAAATTAACATCACCTAAATTGTCTTCTCTAAATGAAACAACTCCCTTAATACTAACAGGATCTAAATTGGGCTCAGGCCTAACTTTAAACACTTTAACTCGCTTAGCAAAAATAGACTTAAAATCATCATCAATAATTTCACGCGAAAAGCGTGTACCTTCATTTTGTTTAAGTCGTCGCATTCGCTTAACATCGCTAGACTTAGCAAACTCTTTTTCACGCAGTTTCGCATCGCGTTCTTTCTGAGCTCGCTTAAAATCTTTCATTTTTCGTAAATTTGACCTTTGTGCTTCTTTAGTTCCTTTTTCCCATTTATGGGCAACATTTTGAAAAGATTTTGCTTTTTGTACAACAACTTCTTTTTTCTCTTCTTTGACAAACTGATCATCATCATTGGTAATTACTACTTCATTCTTCTTACTTTGACGTTTATTAGCATCGCGCACATCGCGTTGATATTTCAAAGTAGATATTTTCTTATCTTCTTTATCCTTCCTTTCGAAAGATGTACTCTTCAAGACCAAATTGGCTAATTGTTGCTCTAACCACGCAGGTGTTGCTTTCTTGTCCCACATTTGTGAAACAAGTTCACGCAACGCAACCAAGCCACTTTTGCTATCTAACAATTCTACAAAAAAATCCAAATCGACTTGATGTCCTTCTTTAGCATGTAGTTGTTGTTTATTATAATTTAAAATTTGAGCTTTTGGATTTTTTGATGTAATCCACGTCTTAATAGTTTTCTTAGAAAACCAAAACAAACTCTCAATCTTCGGTGGATTTCGTGTTAAAACAATACCTAAATTTGCAGCAACATTTTTATCTTTACCTTTAACCACATCTTGTACTATATTTGTACGCTTAACAATCAAATCTCGTCCAGCGTACGGAGTGTCAATATCTTCGAAGCTCATTATGTCCTCGTCGGTACTATCATACTCAGCGTTATTTTCTCCAGATGTTCTCTTTTTATAGTTTCCTTGGCTCGCAATCCAACATAAGAGTAGGGGACGAATCAGGTCCATCTACAATGTGGACACCAATACCTTTATTTTACTACGGGGCCTCTCCTTAAGAGAGCCGTACTCCAATTAAACAATGTTTAAAGCTGTGTTTACCATCACTCAAAACATATCTAGTTTAAAACGTTATTATTATCGACACAGGGCTTCTGCACAGAATCAAAATCAAGTATATACAAAATCAAAACAGATAGGGTGGTACTTGTGTGTCTGGATGAAACTCTCAGAGGGGTGCACAATGCACTCACCTCACAAAAAATCCGCGCTTGCACTATAACCAAGCACTTCATATCAGAAACAATATGTTTTTATGTAAGTATAGTCACACCAATGCCGTGACATGATGTTATAGACCTACACAAAATATGAACTTATCAAATATAAAGCTACAGCCATATAGGCTGCTCTCTATCTTCGTAAAGCTTAAAGGGGGTATAAAACCCC